TGACCATCAAACCGGGTGGCTATGACGACCCCGAACAAGGCTGGGGTGGCGGCTACGCCACCGAGTCGTTCGAGACTGGTTCCATCTATCTGGCTGCCGAGTTCGTGGTCACCGCTGGCGACCATGCCAAACGCAAGATGTGGAGCAACGTCGGACTTCTTTCCAAGAAGGGCCCGACCTGGGGCCAGATGGGGCGCAGCTTCATCCGCGCTGCGCTCAACAGTGCTCGCAATGTCCATCCGCAGGACAACAGCCCACAGGCCGCAGCCGCGCGCCGCATCAATGGCTTTGCCGAACTGGACGGACTGGAGTTCTTGGCGCGCGTCGATATCGAGAAGGACGCCAAGGGCCAAGACCGCAACGTGGTCAAGCTTGCAGTCGAGCCCGACCACCCCGACTACGCCAAATTGAAGGGCGTGCCGCCGAAGGTCAGCCCGGGCGGTGGCAATTCCGGCGCTCCGGCACAGGCGGCTCCTGCCTTCGCCGTGCCCACCTCCCAACGCGCGCCAGTGACGGGCAAACCGTCCTGGGCTCAGTGAGGAAACGGCCATGAATACAACCGTCCTCACTGCCAGCCACTACGGCGTCGTGCGTTTCGGCGATCTGCAATGCGAGGCCGTCGTCCTCAAGGGCGGCGAGCGTGGCTACGTTCGTCGCCAACTGTCCAAGCTGCTGGGCTTCCACGAGACACACAAGGGTGGCCGATTTGCCCGGTTCCTGGCCGACTTCGCGCCTAACTCATTGTCGGCATTGGAGAAAACTCGTGAGCCGATTCTGTTGCCGTCGGGGCGGCAGGCGCAGTTCTTCCCGGCCGGGATCATTGCGGACGTCGCGTCGGCGGTGGTCAGCGCCGCCATCAACGGCACGCTGCACAAAGCCCGCCAGGGCATCGTGCCCAACTGCATGAAGATCATGCGCGCGCTGGCCACCACCGGCGAGGTCGCGCTGATCGACGAGGCGACGGGCTACCAGTACCACCGCGCGCCTGACGCGTTGCAGGAACTGATCTCCAAGCTGCTGCGCCAGTCGTGCTCCTCGTGGGAGCGTCGCTTCCACCCGGACTACTACCGCGCCCTATACCGGCTGTTCGGCTGGAAGTACCAGGGCCACGACCAGAACCCGCCCCACGTTGTTGGCCAGATCACGCAGCGCTGGGTCTATGGGCCGGTGTTGCCCGCCACGCTGATTGACGAGATCCGCGCTCGCAAGGGCATCTCGCAAAAGCACCACCAGTGGCTGTCCGATCAGGGCCTCGCCCGTCTGGAAACGCAGATTCACGCGGTCACCGCCATTGCGCGCAGCTCGACCTGCTACCGCGACTTCGACCGCCGCTGCGAAGCCGCCTTCGCTGGCGGCTCGCTGCAGTTGGCGCTGCTGGCCGAAGACTTTGAGGAGGGGGCGTGAAATGCTGGGTCTGCAAACGACAGGCCCGGGGATTCGGTCACACCGACAACCGACACGGTGTCGGCGATCCTCGGCGCTACCCCATCGACTGGGTGTTCTGCTCGCAGCGCTGCCAGACCGCGTTCCACGCGATGTATGGCAACTGGCTGCGCGCCAAGGATGGTCGCACCGACATCAAGGGGGTCACCATGATCGATCCCTCTGATATCGAGCTGGCCGCGATGCGCAAGTGCCTCAAGTCCTTCGGCGAGGCGGCGGGCGAGATCGGTTTCATCAAACCGCTGGGCAACTACTCCGAAGCCGAGGCGCTGCAGGTGATCGACGCCATCGTCACTTGCTACACCGAGGCGATGGTTGAGCACCACGAGGCGAGCAAGTACCCGCCTGTACGTGGCATGCCGCCGACGCCCGATCCCATGAATCCGAGTTCAGCCAACCCGTTCGCCGATCTGGAGGACGACCTGCCTTGGGAAGAACCGAAGGGGAAGAAGCCATGATGGACTTCAACTCCACTTCGAGCATCTCGGGCCAGATCACTGCGCTGGTCGACGCCGGGATACAGCGGGCCCGAGCCAAGCAGTCCGAGCGCCAGTACCTTGGTGCCTCGCGGTTGGGCGCTGCCTGCGAGCGTGCGCTGCAGTTTGAGTACGCCAAGGCTCCCGTCGATCACGGCCGGGACACCCCGGGCCGGATGCTGCGCATCTTCGAGCGCGGCCACGTCATGGAGGACTGCATGGTCGCGTGGCTGCGCGACGCCGGTTTCGACCTGCGTACCCGCCGGGTCGATGGCGAGCAGTTTGGCTTCTCCGTGGCTGATGGCCGTCTGCAGGGCCACATCGACGGTGTCATCGTCGCTGGCCCGGAGGGCTTTGCCTACCCGGCGCTCTGGGAAAACAAGTGCTTGGGCATGAAGTCCTGGCGCGAGCTGGAGAAGAACCGGCTCGCCGTGGCCAAGCCCGTCTACGCCGCGCAAGTGGCGATCTACCAAGCCTATCTCGAACTGCACGAGCACCCGGCGATCTTCACGGCGCTCAACGCCGACACGATGGAGATCTACACCGAGGCCGTGCCCTTTGACGCAACCCTGGCCCAGCGCATGTCGGATCGGGCGGTGAAGGTCATCACGGCGACCGAAGCGGGAGATCTCCTGCCACGCGCCTTCAATGACCCGACCCACTTCGAGTGCCGGATGTGCGCGTGGCAAGACCGCTGCTGGAGAACACAAGCATGACCGACAACAACACCCCGGCCACCGGCATCGAGCCGATGATCGATGCCAAGCAGGCGGCCGCCGCGTTGCGCCTGCCGTACTACTGGTTCGCCGACCACGCGATGCGCACCAAGTACCGGATTCCGCACTACCTGATGGGTGGTCTGGTGCGCTACCGCCTGTCCGAACTCTCTGCGTGGGCCACACGTACCACCGCCGTTCAGGGCCGTGATTCCCAAGATGCGGACGCACCTGTCGAGGGAGCCGAATGATCGACTTCAACGACACAACCCAACCTGCGGAGCACAACAGGGAATCTGAACGAGACGAGATTCGCGCCGACTTGCTTGCGCGTCTGGAGTCGGTGCTGACCACGATGTTTCCGGCTGGCAAGAAGCGCCGTGGCAAGTTCCTGATCGGCGACATCCTCGGCAGTCCAGGCGACAGCCTCGAGGTGGTGCTCGAAGGTGAGAAGGCCGGTCTGTGGACGGATCGTGCCGACAACTCAGGCGGCGACATCTATGCGCTGATCGGCGGCTACTGCGGCATCAACGTTCACAGCGACTTTCCCCGCGTGCTGGATGCCGCTGCTGACCTGCTCGGGCGGTCGCGGTCGGTGCCGGTGCGCAAAACGAAGAAGGAAGCGCCGGTCGACGACCTCGGCCCGGCTACGGCGAAGTGGGACTACTTCGATGCCGTTGGCAAGCTGATCGCCGTCGTCTACCGCTATGACCCACCGGGTGGCAAGAAGGAATTCCGACCGTGGGACGCCAAGCGCCGCAAGATGGCCCCGCCTGAGCCGCGCCCGCTGTTCAACCAGCCCGGCCTTGCTGCGGCAAGCCACATTGTCCTGGTCGAGGGCGAGAAGTGCGCGCAGGCATTGATCGCCAGCGGTGTGGTGGCCACCACGGCTATGCACGGTGCCAATGCCCCGGTCGACAAGACCGACTGGTCACCACTGGCTGGCAAAACGGTTCTGATCTGGCCCGACCGCGATGCGCCGGGGTGGGACTATGCCGACCGGGCTTCGCAAGCGATCTTGCACGCAGGCGCGACCTCGGTCGCCATCCTCATGCCGCCCGACGACAAGCCGGAGGGGTGGGACGCCGCCGACGCCATTCCCGAAGGCTTCGATGTCGGTGGCTTTCTGGCCGTCGGCGAGCGGATGCCGGTGATGCGCTCGGTGGAGGAAGCGCCTTCGCCAGACTTGCTGACGGGCATTGATTGGACGACCGAGGATGGCCTGTCCAGCGCTTTCACCCGCCGCTATGGCGAGGACTGGCGCTACTGTGCCCTGTGGGGCAAGTGGCTGGTCTGGACGGGTGTGCGCTGGAATCCCGATCAGGTGCTCTACGTGTCGCATCTCTCCAGGGGCATCTGCCGCAACGCCTCGCTGAAAGCGGACACGCCGAGGCTCAAGGGCAAGCTGGCCAGTTCCGCCACGATCTCGTCGGTTGAAAAGATCGCGCGCTCCGACCCGAAGCACGCGTCCACCGCCGAGGAATGGGACGCCGATGTCTGGGCGCTGAACACCCCTGGTGGCGTGGTCGATCTGCGCACGGGCCGGATGCGCCCGCACCGACGCGACGACCGAATGACCAAGGTAACGACGGCCACGCCGCAGGGCAATCCGGACAGCGCCTGCCCGACGTGGCGAGCGTTCCTCGCCGACGTTACCGGTGGTGATGCCGATCTGATGGCCTACCTGCAACTGATGGTTGGCTACTGCCTGACGGGCGTCACCAGCGAACACGCGCTTTTCTTCCTGTACGGCACGGGTGCGAACGGCAAGTCGGTGTTCGTCAACGTGCTGACCACCATCCTGGGCGACTACGCGGCCAACGCGCCGATGGACACGTTCATGGAGGCGCGCAACGACCGGCACCCGACCGATCTTGCGGGCCTGCGTGGCGCACGCTTCGTGTCATCCATCGAAACCGAGCAAGGGCGGCGCTGGAACGAGTCCAAGGTCAAGGCCATCACGGGCGGCGACAAGGTGTCCGCGCGCTTCATGCGCCAGGACTTCTTCGAGTACCTGCCGCAGTTCAAGTTGGTGATCGCGGGCAATCACAAGCCGTCGATCCGCAATGTCGACGAGGCGATGAAGCGCCGACTTCACCTGATCCCGTTCACGGTGACGATCCCGCCCGAGCGCCGCGACGGCAGGCTGACCGAGAAGCTGCTCAAGGAGCGCGATGGGATTCTGGCGTGGGCAGTCGCGGGCTGCAGCCTGTGGCAACGCCAGGGCTTGAAGCCGCCCGCCAGCGTGGTGTCGGCGACCGAGGAGTATTTCGAGGCCGAGGATGCGCTCGGGCAGTGGATCGAAGAACGCTGTCTGCTGGGCAAGTCCCACCGCGAAGGCGTCTCCGAACTGTTCGCCGACTGGCGCGAATGGGCCGAGCGCGCGGGCGAGTACGTGGGTTCGGTCAAGCGGTTTTCGGAGCTGATGGCGACTCGCAAGTTCGAGAAGTGTCGGCTGACCGGAGGGGCTCGCGCCATCGCGGGCATCGCCCTCAGGCCCAAGCCGTACAGCCACGCCTACCCCTACCGCGAAGACTGACCAATCCGGACGAGTGACGGATTTGACGGGTTTCCTGATTGACGCGCTACACGTGCGCACACGTAAAGGACGTTGTCCCGACAACCCGTCGCATCCGTCACTCGCCCACCCAACACGGAGTAAAGACGATGAACACGACAATCCTGGCCCTTGATCTGGGCACACACACCGGGTGGGCTCTGCAGCACCTGGACGGCACCATCACCAGCGGCACGGAGCACTTCAAGCCGCAGCGATTTGAAGGCGGCGGGATGCGTTTCCTTCGATTCAAGCGCTGGCTCAACGAACTGCTGTCGGTCAGCAATCACATCAACGCGGTGTTCTTCGAGGAAGTTCGGAGGCACGCTGGCGTTGACGCAGCGCACGCCTACGGCGGATTCATGGGGCACCTGACTGCGTGGTGCGAACATCACAACATCCCCTACCAGGGCGTTCCGGTCGGCACGATCAAGAAGCACGCGACCGGCAAGGGCAATGCGGGCAAGGACGAAATGATCACGTCCGTCCGCGAGCGTGGTCACACCCCAGTCGACGACAACGAAGCCGACGCGCTGGCCCTGCTGCACTGGGCAGTCGAGACGCAGGAGGTGTGACGTGAAGGTTTCGACACCCCAATACCGCTGCCCCCTTGGTCGGCTGCAACCCCAGACCACCGATCTGGACGCCATCAAGGAACGTGGCTGGCGTGACCAGCACATCCTGGTGGTCAACGCATCCGACGAACGTCTGGACTTCATCGAACGCGAGATCGTTCGACGCATTGGTGAACGTCTGTATGGGCTGGGAGGGACACGTCATGGCTGAGTGGACAACTGATGATGTGGCAGCACGCTTCGAGGAGGCCGCCACCACCGGACGACGCCTGCCCCCTGTGCGTGTGCAGGGCTACTTCAATTGCTGGCCTGCCTTCGTTCGCAAGGAGTGGGAAGCCTTTGCTGGCGATGAGAAGGTGTACCGGCCCTTCCCCCCGAGCCCTGAGGCCATCGACCGGATGCTGGAGACAATGCGCTGGGTGCAGTGGCTTGAGGTCGAGCAGCGCCACCTCGTGTGGATGCGGGCCAAGCGCTACGGCTGGAGGGACATCACGATCCGCTTTGCCTGCGACCGCACCACGGCGTGGCGGCGCTGGCAGCGGGCAATGGAGGTCGTGGCCGCGAACCTCAACAGCGAAGGCGTGCGTTTACCTTCCAAAAACGTGGGCAATTTAGGGTAATGCTTGCCGCGCTTGTCCCTGCTTTGCCTTGCTTGTCCGTTTCGAGGCCCGGCAGCGCTGCAACAAATCAGCCCGGTCGGGGGTAGTATTTCGGCTATCTTCTGGACAGCGGTGACGGTTGAGGCGATGGGCCCAGGCAAAAGGGGTCCTTCCTGCCGAAAAAGCAATGCGGGGGGCGCGAGCGCGGCAGTCGCCTAGCGTCCGACTGCAAACCGAGGTTTGCAGGGTTTGCAGTTTGCACCCGCACCAGTCCGCACCCATCACGAGCCCGCCCACGGTTTTCCGTCGGCGGGTTTTCTTTTTGAGGAACCGATTCTGAACACGCTCAACGTCGAGTACCGCAAGGTCGAGGCGCTGATCCCCTACGCCCGCAATCCACGCACGCACACTGACGAGCAGGTGGCCAAGATCGCCGCCAGCATCGTCGAGTACGGCTGGACGAATCCGGTGCTGGTGGACGGCGACAACGGGATCATTGCGGGCCACGGTCGTCTGGCCGCCGCGCGCAAGCTCGGGCTGGATCAGGTGCCGGTCATAGAACTGGCGCACCTCTCGCCCACGCAGAAGCGTGCCTACGTCATCTCTGACAACCGGCTGGCGCTCGACGCCGGTTGGAACGAGGAGATGCTGGCGCTGGAAATGGCCGAGCTGTCCGAGGCCGGGTACGACCTTGCGTTGACCGGTTTCGAGGATGCCGAGATCGAGGCCTTGCTCGCCGACGAGGTGGGCGCCGATGTCGCTGACCAGGAGCCCGATTCCGACGAGCCGGACGCTGCCGACGATGTTCCCGATGCTCCGGTCATGGCGGTGTCCCGCACCGGCGATGTCTGGGCCATCGGTACCCACCGTCTGATCTGTGGCGATGCCACCGACCCGCCCGTCGTCGCCCCGCTGATGCAGGGCGATGCGGCCCGGCTGTGCTTCACATCACCGCCTTACGGCAACCAGCGTGACTACACCAGCGGCGGTGTCAAGGATTGGGATGGCCTGATGCGCGGCGTGTTCGTCAAGGTGCCAATGGCCGACGACGGTCAGGTGCTGGTCAACCTCGGGTTGATCCACCGCGACAACGAAGTCATCCCGTATTGGGATGCGTGGCTTGGCTGGATGCGCACGCAGGGTTGGCGGCGCTTCGCGTGGTACGTCTGGGATCAAGGACCGGGGATGCCCGGAGACTGGGCTGGTCGCTTTGCGCCGAGTTTCGAGTTCGTCTTTCACTTCAACCGCGCCAGCCGCAAGCCCAACAAGATCGTGCCCTGCAAGCACGCGGGTCAGGAGTCGCACCTGCGCGCAGACGGGTCGTCCACGGCCATGCGTGGCAAGGACGGCGAGGTCGGCGGCTGGACGCACAAGGGGCAGCCGACGCAGGACACCCGGATTCCCGACTCGGTGATCCGCGTGATGCGCCACAAGGGCAAGATCGGTCAGGACATCGACCACCCGGCCGTGTTCCCGGTGGCGCTGCCGGAGTTCGTGATCGAGGCCTACTCGGACATCGGCGACGTTGTGTTCGAGCCCTTCGGTGGCAGTGGCACGACGATGCTGGCCGCGCAGCGCACGGGGCGCGTGTGTCGCAGCGTGGAGATCGCGCCGGAGTACGTGGACGTCGCCATCAAGCGCTTCCAGCAGAACCACCCCGACGTGCCCGTCACGCTGCTGGCAACAGGCCAGTCCTTCGATGGCGTCGCCAGTGAACGTCTGGCCACCACGGAGGTAGCGCAATGACCGCCTCGTGGTTTGCCGACAAGATCGAGCAGTGGCCGACCGCCAAGCTGCTGCCCTATGCCCGCAATGCGCGCACCCACTCGCACGATCAGGTGGCGCAGATCGCTGCGTCGATTGCCGAGTTCGGCTTCACCAATCCGATCCTGGCGGGTAGCGACGGTGTGATCGTCGCCGGGCATGGTCGGCTCGCCGCCGCCCAGAAGCTCGGGTTGGCGGTGGTGCCGGTGGTCGTGCTCGACCATCTGAGCGCCACGCAGCGCCGGGCGCTGGTGATCGCGGATAACCGCATCGCCGAGAACGCGGGTTGGGACGACGCGATGCTGCGCATCGAGATCGCGTCCCTCCAGGACGACGACTTCGACGTGTCGCTGACCGGCTTCGATGCCGATGCGCTCGCCGAGTTGATGGCGGGCGACGAGCCGGATGGCGAAGGTGAAACCGATGACGATGCGGTACCCGAGGTCAGTGAGACTCCGGTTTCGCGTCCAGGCGATGTCTGGCTGCTCGGCGGCCACCGTCTGCTGTGTGGCGACTCCACCGTGGCTGAGAGCTACGACCGGGTTCTCGACGGCGAGCCGGTGGATATGGTCTTCACCGACCCGCCGTACAACGTGAACTACGCCAACAGCGCCAAGGACAAGATGCGCGGCAAGGATCGCGCGATCCTGAACGACAACCTCGGCGACGGCTTCTACGACTTCCTGATGGCGGCGCTGGCGCCGACCATCGCGCACTGCCGGGGCGGCATCTACGTGGCGATGTCGTCCAGTGAACTGGATGTGCTGCAGGCAGCGTTCCGTGCCGCCGGTGGAAAGTGGTCGACATTCATCATCTGGGCCAAGAACACCTTCACGCTGGGCCGGGCCGACTACCAGCGCCAGTACGAGCCAATCCTGTACGGATGGCCCGAGGGCGCGCAGCGTCACTGGTGCGGCGACCGCGACCAGGGCGACGTCTGGAACATCAAGAAGCCGCAGAAGAACGACCTGCATCCGACGATGAAGCCGGTGGAGTTGGTTGAGCGCGCGATCCGCAATTCGAGCCGACCCGGCAACGTGGTGCTCGATCCGTTCGGCGGTTCCGGTACGACGCTGATCGCCGCCGAGAAGTCAGGGCGACTGGCTCGACTGGTTGAACTCGACCCCAAGTACGTGGACGTGATCGTGCGCCGCTGGCAGGAATGGACTGGCAAGCAAGCCACCCGTGAGTCGGATGGCGCGCTGTTCGATGATCAGGCGGCGAGCGACTCCTCGGCGATCTCGCAGTGAATCACAAAGCCCGTCAGGTAAGGCAGGCCGCGCGGGATGCCGTACCGCTTGCTGGTCTGGCGGCCAATCGTCCAGCCCATCCACTGTTGGGTGGCGGCGGTGACCGCGTCCGCCAGGGTCTGGCCCCGGTACAGCACGTTTTGCACATCGTCCGCAAAGTGGCGTCCGTGGCGGCTGTCGAGGAAAACCCGGACTGATTCGAGGGGCTGGCTGGTGGCGTCCGAGATGGCGGTCATCGCCAGGGGCCACGCGGTGCTGGCGTGCTCGTTCATCGTGCCCCAGAAGCCCCAGGCTTCGTTCTGGGTGGCGGGGATCTGTTGGTTGGTGTTCATCTCTGGCTCCTTTTGGTTGATCGTTGCGACACCCGTAGTAACGCGCTGTTCGATTGAGAAGCCAAGCTATTCTTGGCTTCTTTCTCAATCTATTTCGATCACCCAAGACGGGCCACGTACCGGGCGTAGTCGCCGCCCTCTGGATTCACGTAAAGGTAGGGGCGACCCGGTGCAGTGACCTCGACGCAAAGATAGCCGTCGCCGGTGCCGCCACCTTTGCCACGCAGCCAGTCGCGCGATACCAACAGGCTGCGGGCAAAGGCATCGAACTCGTCGACGGTGAGTTCCTTCGTCTCGGTGGCGTAGACCTTGGTCTGACCCTGGCCACCAACTTCGTCCAAGTCGGCAGGCTTGCGGGCAAACGGCAATCGGACGCTCAACTCCTCGACCTGCAAGGTGGTGTCGCCAAACTGAAGGGTGCGAGGCGTGCGTTCGATGGTGATGGTCATGGTGCTCATGGATGTTCTCCTGGGTGTTGGCGTGGCGATCAGGCTTCTGCGGCGATCCGGTAGACCCGCTCGCCACCTTGGGCCTTGTCCGAGACGATGGTCAGGCCGAGCTTCTTCTTGAAGGCCCCGGCAAAGGTGCCGCGCACCGTGTGCGCCTGCCAGCCGGTGGTCTCGCAGATCTGCTGCACCGTTGCCCCTTCGGGGCGCTGCAGCATCTGGATCACGGTGGCCTGCTTGCTGTTCTCGCGGGTGCGAGGTTTGGCGGCCGCCTTTTCTTGCGCCCAGGTGGCCTCGGCTGCCGTCACGGCTGCGTCGAGTTCGGAGACTGCGGTCACTGGCGCAGGCGCTGGCCGGGCGCACCCCATCGCGTCGTAGCCCTCGGCGGCAACGAACCAGTGGGTGCCGTCGGAGGTGATCAGGGCGCGGTTGAACAGGCCGTCGAGCACCTTCTTGCGTGCGCCGCCTTTGATGTTGTCGGGGAACCAGTCGATCTTGCCGTCGGTGTGTTCGAGGGCGTAGGCCAGGATCGCGTGCTGGGCCGGGGTCAGTTGGGTTGTGGTCATTTGCTTCTCCTTCGGAGGGGTTGATGGGATGACGTGATGAACGCGCTGTTCGGGAGTGAAGCCAAGCGCTTTCTGCTTGGCTTCGCAGGTTCTTGATCAGTTGTTGGCCTTGTCCGACTTCGCCGCCTTGCGGCCCTGCTCGACGCCTGCGTTGAACGCGGCCTCCAGGGCATCGCGCAGGCACCAGACCGCCACATCGTGGAAGTCGAGGCTGTCCGACTTGCGGGTTTCCAGGGTTTCGATGCCCAGCTTGCTTTGCGCGATCTGGGTCAGGAGTTGTTCGAGCTTGCTCATTGCTGCGTCCTTTGATGGTGTTGATGACGTCCGTATGAACGCGCTGTTCCAGAGAGAAGCCAAGCTGATTTCGAGTGAATGACGAACAAATGATTGAAGGGGCAACCGGTTCTCAAAATGGGCATTTCGATTCGCGCTTACGCCCGTCACCGTGGTGTGACCGACACCGCTGTTCACAAGGCAATTCGCGCAGGTCGGATCACGCCGGAGGCTGACGGCACCATTGATGCCGACCGTGCTGATCGCGAGTGGGCTCGCAACTCCGATGTGCCGAAGACCGGTACGCGGGCCAAGGCCGCTAAGGTCGCCGTGCCGGAGGGTGGTGGCGACGGGCCTGCAGCTCTACCTGCTGGCGGTGCGTCGCTGCTTCAGGCGCGCACGGTCAACGAGGTGGTCAAGGCGCAGACCAACAAGGTGCGTCTGGCCCGACTGAAGGGCGAGTTGGTGGATCGGCCGCAGGCCATCGCCCACGTTTTCAAGCTGGCGCGCTCCGAGCGCGATGCGTGGCTGAACTGGCCCGCGCGTATCTCGGCGCAGATGGCGGCCAAGCTCAATATCGATCCGCACACGATGCACGTCGCCCTGGAGGCGGCGGTACGTGAGCACCTGCAGGAGCTGGGCGAACTGCGGCCCCGGGTGGACTGATGCTGGACGTTGAATACGAAGGCGCTGCCGAAATCGAGCGCGCGTGGCGCGAGGGGCTGACACCTGACCCTCTGCTCTCGGTGTCCGAATGGTCGGATCGCCACAGGATGCTGTCCAGCAAGGCCTCGGCCGAGCCGGGGCGCTGGCGTACCAGCCGCACGCCTTACCTGAAGGCCATCATGGACTGCCTGTCGCCGACCTCACCAGTCGAGCGCGTGGTGTTCATGAAGGCCGCACAGCTCGGTGCGACCGAGATGGGCTCGAACTGGATCGGCTACGTGATTCATCACGCGCCAGGGCCGATGATGGCGGTGTGGCCGACGGTGGATATGGCCAAGCGCAATTCCAAGCAGCGGATCGATCCGTTGATCGAGGAGTCGGCGGCGCTGAGCGAACTGATCTCGCCAGCACGGTCACGCGACTCGGGCAACACCATCCTGGCCAAGGAGTTCCGGGGCGGTGTGCTGGTGATGACCGGGGCCAACAGCGCGGTCGGACTGCGCTCGATGCCGGTGCGGTATCTGTTCCTCGACGAGGTCGACGGCTATCCGCTGGACGTCGAGGGTGAAGGCGATGCGATCTCGCTGGCCGAAGCGCGCACGCGAACTTTCGCTCGGCGCAAGATCTTCATCGTGTCGACGCCGACGATCTCGGGGGCGTCGGCCATTGAGCGCGAGTACGAAGCCAGTGACCAGCGCCGCTACTTCGTGCCGTGCCCACATTGCTCGCATCGCCAGTGGCTGCGCTTCGAACAGTTGCGATGGGAGAAGGGTCAACCGGACACCGCTGCCTACATCTGCGAATCGTGCGACGAGTCGATTGCCGAGCACCACAAGACTTGGATGCTGGAGCACGGCGAGTGGCGCGCGATGATCAGCGACGGCACGGGCAAGACAGCGGGGTTTCACCTGTCGTCGCTTTACAGCCCGGTCGGTTGGCGCGGTTGGCGCGACATTGCCGCTGCCTGGGAAAGCTCGGTGAACAAGGAATCGGGGTCGGCGGCCGCCATCAAGACCTTCAAGAACACCGAGTTGGGCGAAACCTGGGTCGAGGAAGGCGAAGCGCCCGACTGGCAACGGCTGGTCGAGCGCCGCGAGGACTACCGCATCGGCACGGTGCCACCGGGGGGACTGCTCCTGGTTGGCGCTGCCGACGTGCAGAAGGATCGCATCGAGGCATCCATCTGGGCCTTCGGGCGTGGCAAGGAGTCCTGGCTGGTCGAACACCGCGTGCTGATGGGCGACACCGCCCGCGACGCGGTGTGGAAGCGACTCGCCGAGTTGCTGGCAGAAAACTGGACGCACGCCTCGGGTGCGGCGATGCCGCTGGCCCGTTTCGCCCTGGACACCGGTTTTGCGACGCAGGAGGCCTACGCCTTCGTGCGCGCCTGCCGCGACCCGCGCGTGATGCCTGTGAAGGGGGTGCCGCGCGGCGCAGCCCTGATCGGCACGCCGACGGCCATCGATGTTTCGCAAGGCGGCAAGAAGCTGCGCCGGGGCATCAAGGTGTTCTCGGTGGCGGTCGGCATCGCCAAGCTGGAGTTCTACAACAACCTGCGCAAGGGCGCGGACGTCAGCGAGGACGGCGTGACCACCGTCTACCCGACGGGGTTCGTCCACCTGCCCAAGATTGACGCGGAGTTCATCCAGCAGCTCTGCGCCGAACAGTTGATTACCCGCCGCGACCGCAACGGCTTCCCGGTGCGCGAGTGGCAAAAGATGCGCGAGCGCAATGAAGCGCTCGACTGCTACGTGTACGCC